AGGCTTGTTGAGGTCTGTTATAACCTCGTCTAATCCATCTTCTTGCTCATAATCAACCTCACGCTCGTCTATTACGTTAAAGTCTTTTAAAAGCTCTGATTCGTCCTCTCCTAAGTCAATTAAGGCATCTGCTATTGTGCTTCCTATTTCGTCTGGTAATTCCTTACCTAACTTAACTCCTGTTTCTTCTTCTTTTGTTTCTTCGTCCTCTACGTTTTCAAGGTCTGTGAACTCTAGTGGTTGTAAGGTCTTAAAGTATAGTTTTAAGGCAATATTGTTATAAGCTAGTATAGAATCAAAAGCATCTATTAAAAGGTGCTGAAATGGTCTTATAACTGTGTTATCCATTAAAGTACTTGCAGTTTGTAATTCCTCTGCATTGTTTCCTAATCCTGTACTATCTTTTATCCCTAATAACATAGGCGATACAATTCTATGTGCTACCATTATCTTTTTACCACTCTCGTCTGATAAGAATTGGTATTGGTTGTGTGCATCGCTTAATTGTATCGGCTCTATTGTAGCTTGGCTCTCTGCGTTATCATTAAATGCAAGTATAAACTTACCAGCATTAGAACTTCCAGAAAACTTAGAGTATATACGATTCTCTAACATTTGACGTTCCTCTGCGTTTGGAGTTCCGTTATTAAAGTTAATAAGCATACTTGGTGCAAGACCATTAAGAATGTTGTTTAAGTGATAGTTAGATATTTCTTCTTCTAACTCTGCATATTGTAAGCCACCTTGATAGTCTGGACTACTATAATATTTGTACCCAGCTCTGTAAGGCTTAACATATATAATCTCAATGTTTTCTTTAGAGAAACCAAAAGCTGGTATTCTTTGTAGTTCTGTTCTTTGCTTTACCTTAGACCAATCGTCTGAATAATAATACCCAGCTATTTCGCCTTTGTCGTTGCACTTTTCAGCTCTTAGATTCTCTACTGGAATATGCTCTACTCTTGCAATAGTTTTTCTGTCCTTTGAGTAAATAACTTGCATAGCACATTGCCCCATAAGTTTAAGATCATAGCATAGCTTTCTAACGCAGTCTTTGTGGAACAGAGTAATCATCTTAGCGTATGCTTCTGGCTTTCTATTAGAATCTAAAGCATCTAAGCCTTTTCCGTAAATCATTTGACTAACACCATTAATAATAGCGTTGTTTGTAGGACTTCCGTTATAGCGGTCTATTAAGTAACCAAAGTAATTGTTATCACTACCATAAGCTACCCATTGCTTGTTAGACTTCTCTACAATCTCTGGACTTGTATAGGTGCTTAAATTAACTATTCTTAAATCGTTCATAAAATAATATAATCGTTATCAAAGCTATTCTCTGTGGTGTATTCGCCATCATTTACAGAATAGTAATCGTTATTTGTTTGGTTTACTGTTTGGTCTGTACAAAACACTCTGTCTTTATATATAACCGCAGTACCATTTTTTATGTCAAGCGTATAAAAATCGCCTTCTGTTAATGTTCCAAAAACTCCATCAAATGACATATAGTTGCCAACTGTTGAGGCAGTAGGTGTTTTATTTATTATTGTACCTGTGCTTTCACTTGTAAGATTTACAGTTATTGCACCATTAATAAATTGTCTAGGAATTACCTTAAAAGTCTTATTCCCATTTGTTCCTATTAACTTCATACTAATATATAAACAAATATAAATTATTTTGCATAAAAAAAGCCTCTCGCAAAGGAAAGGCTAATTCTATTTATTCCGTCAACCAAAACAGACATAGGACAAATATACAAAAATATATTTAAACCTACGCTGGTGTGATTGCAGTTGCTCCAGCTATATCTGGGATAGTACAGAAAAACGGAGGGTCTACTTCAGTAGCAACCGCAGTTAATGTAAATCCTTGTAAATCTCCAGCAGCTGCACCAGTTACGATTGTACCGCCAGTAATTTCAGCACCATTCATTTTACCTAATAGTAAATACTTAGTTACTCCAGCACCATTAGGGTACAATTCTATAACGTAATGCGCACGACCTCTATTTAAGAGCTTAATCTCTTCTTGCGTAGCTACGTCTAAAATTTGAAAAGTAGCGTTAAGTGTACTTTCGTAAAAAGTAGTTCCGTTTTCTCTAGAACTTGTTACAGTTGTTTCTAAAGAAGTTTGTCCTCCTTTTACCTCAAACTTAAAAAACTCAGCGGAGTTATCAGTAGGTAGTGTAATAGTACCACTTGAATCTGACAGAGCAGCTACAACAGCACTAAAATCTAAGATGTAAATATTTTTAATTCCAGCAAAGGCGGTCTTACATCCTACCCCTCTACCTTTTGTTATTGCACAAGCCATATTTTATGATTTAATAAAAAAGGGTAGGCAGTTTTTGCCCACCCTCTTTATGTTAGTTATTAGTTTCTATTATGTGTAAAGAACTATATCAGCACCAACTCCAATTTGAGTTCCAGCCGTATAACGCATTACTACTCTTACGTTTTGGCTTCCATCAATATCGCTCATATCAATTACTTTTACTTCATTGTAATCAGAAAGCAATCCAGTACCCATAAATAAATTAGAAGCTCTTGCAGCAACCATCTCGTTTGCTCCCATACCACTTGTTGGGTATAATTTAACTCCATCAAAACTTAAAGCACCACCAGTATAGAAAGTATGTGATTTAGCATCTACACCACTATTTGTAGCAGCGAATCCACCTAAAGCTCTTACATAGGCTTTAAATACATTTTGTGCACAATAGATATATAAATCTTCAGCACCATATACTCCAGAAGGTATAGCATCTACTACTGCACCAATTTGTGCTACTACGTTAGCAGAAGTTACATCTGTAGCTGTTACTAAAGTTCTATTGCCATCAGCGTTTATTTGTGTTTTGAATCCAGCAAAGCTACCATCTACATCTGTACCACTCCATAAAGCTGTTTCTGTAGCAGAAGCAACCTCAGCAGCTACTCTTGAAATTACAAAATCAGAGAATAATGGAGGTAAGTTGTCAAATGCACTAAAACCCATTTGAGCAGCTTCCCAGTCAGCGTGTAAGTCTTTTTTACAAATGTCAATATTTACTTGTAACTCTTTTGGAGTTAAGACTTTTTCTGTTAGCGTTAAGCTGGACGTTGATGTGTCAAAGTCGCAACTTGCATTTTTAATTAAGTTTGAAAAAGCTCCAACTTTCATTGTGCTTTTATATTTGATGTTTGGTAATACTGAAATTACACCATCATCGATTGTCTTAGCAGCTAGTAAACTTGCAGCAATGTATTTTCCAGCAAATTGACCAGCATAAGTACTTGTAATTGATACACTCATTTTTATTTATTTTTAGTTATTAATTTTTAATATTCTTTCCATTACTCTGTCAGCTGTAGTTTTAGCTCTGTTATTTCCAAATCTATAACCGCCAGTATTTTTATTCTCAGCCTCTGGGTTTGCCACGATTGGCTCAGCAGATGGTTGATTAAGTTCTTCTTGTACTTCTTCTGGTACTTCGCTTAACTTCTCGTGTTTGCATAGTTCCTCAGTCATAAGATTACCCATTTCATCAGCATTCATTTCTTCCTTTGGCTCTAACATAGCTTTGATTTCTTCAATCATTTCTTTAACCTCAGCTAGTTCTCTTTTTGTAGCATACATTTCTTCTTCTTCGTCTTTTGCTTCTACTTCTTCAACTTCTTCTTCCATAGCTTTGATCTCAGCAATAAGACCTTCTTCTGCTACTACTAAAATACGACCATCTTCCATTTCGTACTCCCCTACTGGTACAGCTACTTTCTCATCTTCTGTAACGATAAAGATTTCTTTACCAGCTTCAAACGATTCTGCTTCTAATACAGTTCCGTTTTCTAACGTCTGTTGTTCTAGCTTAACTTCTTCGGATAAGCCTACAACTTCTTTGATTTTACTAATCATATCATTTGTATTCATATTAATATATAATGTTTAAAAATTAATTTTGCATTTTTACTCTGATGTTTTTCCTATCCCTTGCGCTCTAAGGCTACCATCACAACATTTTATCTTGTAAGTGTTATCTTCACATAGACATCCTCTGCGACCACCTTTAGGACTTGTTTTACTTGGTGTTATAAATCTTAATAGTTTTCTCATTTTATTGGAATACAATTAGGTACTAACTTCCCATTTTTCATTTTCATTCCGTATTGCTCATAACCAGCAGTACAAGGTGCTTTAAGGTTGTGTTGTTCGCAAGGCATAAACCAAGTCTTACCCTCAAATTCGTGTGTGTGGTATTTATCACATCCTATATCTTGTGCAGCCTTTATAGCAAGTTCTTTTGTTGAATAAGCCAAGCGATCATCTATAATAGCCATACTATCATTTATAACCTCACTTGCTAACTCTATCTCTCCAAGTTCTTTTAGTTTGCTCTCTGCCCAACGTTTACCAGCTAAACCACCCCATAGTAAATATGAAATAGTACCACAAGCCTTAGAATCGCCTTCATCGTAATACTCCTCTGCTCTTGACAAGTAGGAATACATACGTTTTATAGTTTCTTTAGAGATTGGTTTGCCTTGTGCTAATTGTGTAGCACGAACTTTACCGACTTGTGTAGCACACTTATTATTGACTTTCTTGTTTAATTCTAAGCCTCTCTTAGCGTTGTTCTTTACACCACTAGGGTAATCTTTATAGCTTTCTAGAATCATCTTCTTACCACCCTTAACACGCTTGTCGTTTTTAATGATAGCCTTTACTTGACTTAGTAAATACTCTGCTTCTTCTTGTTCTATCTTAGCGAGTTCGTCTTTTATGCTTTCTTTAGGACGTTCCATTTTATCAGCAAAGTAACCTTCTATTGAAAAGCCTTTTACTTTACCTGTCTTTACAAACTCATTCCAGATTTTATCGTTGTTTACTTTTACAGCACCTACCCAAGTACCTAATGGCAAATCCATTCCGTACTTTACACTCTTGTCGTGTACCTTATCTTCTACAATCCAACTCTCTACTAAACTAAGTCCGTTTAATTCGTATTGGTGTTCTAAGGTTGAGTTGTTTTGTTTGCCTTGCATTAAGTACATTTGCGAGGCTTTTAAGACAGTATCTTTTGAGAAATAGATATAGTACTCA